GGCAAGATCAAGCTGGTTCTGCCTTCAGTTTCACCTGACGCCGAAGCTGAGTAAAACAACCCCCGCACCAGCGGCTGACTGACCGTGTCTGAGGAACGGTTGGTCAGTCGCTCTTTTTCACCCCAAAAGGAAACAAGCCACATGGCATATGAGAAGATCTCCATCGAGGAGTTCGGCAAGCACCTGCTTGTCACGAACGACCTCGACCCCATTTATGTCGGACTGAACAACTGGTCAGTATCTCTCGAGCAAAAGGCTCGCTGGATGGTGGCCTACTGGTGTTTGTATCACGCCGGTGTCTCCACCTACTTGAGCACACTCGAAGGCGTAGACTTCTGGAAGGCGCTGCAGGAGGCGGCTCACAACGACCACCCTGCACCCAGCGGAGGCCGATGGCCACGAGGGTCGGAAAGACGGCACTGGCGTGGCCAGCAGGCCGTTGCAAGCCTCGCAGACCTTGTTAGCAAGTACGACAAGCCCGAACAGATGGTCGAGTTTATTCTCACCGGCGACATGGACTACAAGTCGGTTGCCAACAGGGTCCAGTCTCACCGTGGGTTCGGCCCATGGATCGCCTTCAAGGTATGTGACATGGTCGACCGAGTTATGGGCCAGGACGTTAACTTCGATCAGGCGGCTGTCTTCATGTTCAAGGACCCAGTCAAAGGTGCCATCATGCTTTGGCGTCAGCAGACGGGGAACACGTCCGAGGCTGTCAAGCCCAAGGAAGAGGTCATCATCCCGTTGGTGGTCGACTACCTCACTGGGCACTTCGACCACATGAGCGCTCCACCCTTGTACGATCGCCCAGTAGGGTTGCAGGAGGTCGAGACGATCTTGTGTAAGTGGAAGTCCCACATGAACGGGCATTACCCGCTCTCGAACGACGTTGACGAGATACAGCACGGCCTCCGTGAGTGGGGGAAGTTCTGTCAAGCATGCAACGACCTCGCTGATGTGATGCCATCACGCGAGAAAACATGGAGCTGCTACTCATGAAAGTTCACATTGAAGGAATGGGGATCAGCGGCGGACTTCTCGCCGTGTTCCTGGAGTTGCATGATATCGAGTTCACGTGGCACGATACCAATGCCCAGAAGACGGCATGGAAGGCCAGCACCGGTGGCATTTATCCTGGCGGCTCGACAAAGTTCGGACCTGACGGACCCTGCTACGAAGTGTGGCAACAGTGGTTCCTGGGTGCTTTATTGAAAGAGCACCCGCTCGCTGACCATCTCGAAGAATGCAACTTCGTATTCGGTCACAAGAGCTGTGCCCCTCACAAGGGCAAGTATCCGATCATCGGACCGACCGATCACGGCTTGAGAATGGCGGAGCCGCCCAGCTACCATTTCAACGCCCAGACGTTCGTGCCGTGGGTGAGAGAGCATTTCACCGACCGGCAGGTGCATGCCAGCAGTGGCCAGCACATGATGCACGATGAAACGACGGACTTCTACATCGTGTCACACGGGTTCGGAGCACGTTTCGATGGTGCGTACTGGGGATGGAACCGGCTGGTGGAGTTGGAGTACGACTCAGCCGTCTACGGTGCCCAGGGTCGTCGACCCTGCTTCTACTTCCGACCGTCGAAGATCCTCATGGCCTATGCATACCCTGTCGCCAACACCAAGTGGTGGTATGCCGGCAGCAGTCTCCTGTATCAGAAGAAGGAGAAGCTCAAGTCATACACGACAGAGCCGAAGTACGAGAAGTGGAAGGAAAACTTCACACGGCTCGCTGGTGGGGCGATCACAATCGTCGATGAAGGTCCCATCACAGAAGGCTGGCGGCCCAAAGCAGCAGACGAGTATTGGGTGGACCGTCGCTCCAAGATCATTCGGATGAGGCCGCTGTGGAACAGTGGTATCCGACACTTCCCAAAACAGCTGAAGGGTGTCTTGACACACTTGGGCATTACCAGAAAGGACCTCAAAAATGTCCCAGAATAGAAAACCCAGAATCGTCCAGCTCCGTGGCACAAGCGGATCCGGCAAGAGCACCTTGGTACGTCAGCTTATCAATAAGCATTTCACGAGCGCCATGCAGACGCCGCATCATATCAAGGGCCGCAAGAGACCGCTGTACACAACCTTCCACCGACCAGACGACAACGACATCGTCGTCATGGGTCACTACGAAAGCGCTTGCGGTGGGTGCGACACGATCAGCGGCTATGACTACACCTTCGAGGTGATCAACAGACTGCTCGAGAACGGCAGTGATGTTCTCTTCGAGGGTCTGCTGCTATCGACCGAGTTCAAACGCACGCTGAAGCTCCACGAGGACGGTCACGATCCACTCGTTCTCTTCATCAACCTCCCAGGAGGTGTCGAAGAGTGCGTGGACTGGGTCAACACACGCCGCAGGACCAAGGATCCGGACAAGGAGGACGTTAACCCAGCCAACACCATCGCCAAGCAGAAGGGCGTAACGAGCGTATGCAAACGGCTGGAGGCCGAAGGGTTGCGAATCATCCTGGGCGATCGTGAAGAGACATTCGCTCAGGTCGAACGGGAACTGGGACTATGAACGCCACGGCCTTTTTCAAGTACGCGAGAGACCGGCAATGTGTTATGCTCAAGCGGATGAGCGGTGAGGAGTTCCCATGGACCTCCGACCCGATCTTAACAGCCAACCGGTTCTGTAATGTCTTCCGAGAGGATGACAGGACGACCATGTGGTTCCGTGAGAATATCAGGGATCCATTGAACGGATCACCAGAAGTCTTCCTGGCGACAGTCGCCTTCCGATGGTTCAACCGCATTTCAACGGGTGAGATAATCAAGGATCTGCTGTTGGATGGGTGGGATTCCGATAAAGCCAAGTCACTACTAACCGATGTTCGACCAGTAGTGACTGGTGCCTACATCATCAAGACACCCAATGGCATGAAGAAGCTGGACGGTGTCTGCTGGTGTATCGATCAGGTTGCCCAGGGAGCACCGAGACTGCTCCAGAACTGGGACCACACCGCCACGATGGAAGGTGCACACAAGGTTGTCAAGGAGTTCCCGTTTCTCGGGAAGTTCATGGCCTACGAAATCGTGTGTGACCTTCGCTACACCCACCTGCTGGAGAACGCTGATGATATCTACACCTGGGCCTCTCCAGGACCTGGAGCAGCCCGAGGAATATCTCGAATCCTCACCGATGACCCCAAGTCTTTCTCTTATGGCTCGAAGAAAGATCATGAAGTGCTTCTCCAATCCATGCGAGGACTCCTACTTCAAGCAGGTGATGGAGACCTTTGGCCATCGCACTGGCCGAAGTGGGACATGCGCACCGTGGAGCATACCCTCTGCGAATTCGATAAATACGAACGATGCCGACTCGGACAAGGCCGAATGAAGCAGAAGTTTCGTGCACCAAAAGGATAGATGATGAGAACTTTCATGATCATGATCACCATGCTGAGCATGGGTTGTGCAAGCCATATGCTTGAACAAGAACGGAATAAGTTGATGCAACAAGCCCAACCGCAAGAATACATTGAGGGTTATGTCGACGGTTCAAGTAGCGGCTACCAAGCTGCAGGCAACCCCTATTTCAAGTTTAGGAAGGATGTTGATAGATTCCTAACAGACGACCTGTATTCTCAAGGCTGGACCGATGGGTTCAGGATTTCTCACTCCAAATACAAAGCCATACTAAGGTAAGCCAATGTTAGCCATTCCCTTCCGCAACGCACATCAGGCGCTGCCTGAGATGATGGGCCAAATGAAGATGCAAGGTGTGCGTCGACAAAGCCGCAACGGTCCTGTGCTCCAACTGCCGTTCCCTGCCATGGTGGAGTTCCGCCGCCCATATGAGCGTGTGATCTTCTGGCACCAGCGAGACGCCAATCCCACATTTCACCTGTTCGAGTCACTGTGGATGCTGGCCGGTCGCAACGATGTTTCTCCGCTGTCTTATATCGTCAAGGGGATGTCCAACTTCAGCGACGATGGCGAGACGTTCAACGGTGCCTACGGTCACCGGTGGGTCCACCACTTCGGAACCAACCAGCTGATAAAGATAGCGGTTGACTTGAAGGAGAGTCCCGACTCTCGACGTCAGGTGCTGTCCATGTGGGACGGTCACCACGACCTGGGCCTTGACTCGAAGGATCTCCCCTGCAACACCCACATCTACTTCTCAAGAAATATGGAAGGCGCTCTGGAGATGACGGTGTGCAACCGGAGCAATGATCTTGTGTGGGGTATGCTGGGAGCCAACGTTGTGCATTTCTCTGTACTGCATGAGTTCATGGCCGCTGCTGTGGGCTGTAAGATGGGGTCGTATTACCATTTCACCAACAACCTCCACCTTTACCTCGACCGGCATGAGGAAATGATGGAGGCGTTCGCTCGTGACGTGCCTTACTACGATGATGTGTGGTGCCCCTACGAGTCAGGCAAGGTTACTGCATACCCGCTCGTCAAGAGGGTCGACATCCCCAACTGGATCGATGAGAACAACTTCTTCGTCGACACCCTAGGCGAAACTCCGATCGGCATGAACAGCATGTTCCACAAGAAGGTCGCTGGGCCACTGATGAGAGCCTACGAATACTACAAGGACCGAGACTTGTGTGGTGCACAATCCCTGTGTAACGATTGTCAAGCAACAGACTGGCAGGGCGCTGCAATAGATTGGTATGAACGACGGATTAACAGGAGTCAGGTATGAGTCTCGCAAGCAATGAACATATGAAGCATATTTCCAGTATAGCCCAGGAAGACGTGAAGGCTCTGGAAGAAGCTGAGAAGCACTACGGTGGAAGCTGGAAGCGGCGTGGAGGCGTGGGTGCCTTCATGATGCTGGCACGAAAGTGGGATCGGCTGGAGAACAAGGTCCAGGACCAGAATTGGGATATTTTTGAATGCGTAGAAATGGACGACAGGTCAGAGGGTATTATTGACGACATCCGAGACCTTCGAAGATATTTGATGCTGGTTGAAGCTGAATGCCGAGCAGTCGGCTGGGAAGCAGCCCAACCAAAGTGAACCTCCAAGTCCCCCTATTTGGGCCTGAGAGCGATTGGCGGCCACCAAACCTCTCCGAACTACCAAGCTGGAAACAAGCCAAACGAGTCTGTGTTGACATTGAGACATGTGACCCAGACCTGAAGAAGCTGGGTCCTGGTGTCAGACGGAACGGTCGGATTGTCGGTGTGGCCTTTGCCATTGAAGATGGACCGGCGCATTATCTCCCATACGATCACCTGGGCGGTGACAACCTCGACAAGAATCATGTTCTCAACTACCTGAAGGAACAAGCAAAGCATTTCACCGGTGACCTAGTTGGAGCCAATATAAATTACGACTTGGACTATCTCGAAGAGGCTGGAGCGCATTTCACCCCAGGCTTCTTTCGAGACGTTCAGGTTGCAGAGCCGCTACTTGACGAACTCCAACTAAGCTACTCACTGCAAGCTATCGCTGAACGTCACAACCTTCCTGGCAAGGACGAGGGACTTCTCAGGAACGCTGCTCAAGCATGGGGACTGGACCCTAAGAGCGAGATGTGGAAGCTGCCTGCACGTTTCGTTGGTGCCTACGGTGAGCAGGATGTTCGGTTGCCGCTGCAGCTACTTAGGCGACAGGAACGGATGATCGACGACCAGGACCTGTGGGACATCTACAACCTGGAATCGCGTGTGACACCTATCGTGTTGAAGATGCGCCGACTTGGTGTAGCTATCGACTGGGACAAGCTGGCTCAGATCGAGGCGTGGTCCGTCAAGGAAGAGACCGAGATGCTCCAGCGGGTGTACCACGAGTGCAACGTGCGGATCAAGGTTGGTGACGTGTGGAAGAAGCAAGTTATCGCACAGGCGCTCACCGCCGTTGGGGTGGAGGTGCCCAAGACACCGACTGGCCAGCCGAAGGTTGACAAGAACCTACTATCAAAGATAGACCACCCTGTCGCAAGGTGCTTGGAGAGAGCCAGGAAGGTCAACAAGCTCCGGACCACCTTCGCTGAGTCTATCAAGCGCTACAGTGTCAATGGTCGGCTGCACAGCACGTTCAACCAAATAAAGGCCCAGAGGGAAGACGGTGAGACTAAGGGTGCTGCCTACGGGAGAATGAGTTCGTCCGACCCGAACCTGCAGCAGCAGCCGAGTCGGGACGACTTCGCCAGCATGTGGCGATCGATCTACATACCGGACGGAGATGGCCTGTGGGCCTGCGAGGACTACTCCCAGCAGGAACCCCGACTTGCGGCCCACTACGGTGAAATTGCGGGTTGTAGGGGTGGTCGTGACATGTGCCACCGTTACCGATCCGACCCCAACGCTGACAACCATACAATCATGGCGCAGATGATTGCCGGCATGGCCGTGGACTGGAAGCCTTCGAAGAGAGAGCGCACCATTGCCAAAATCATCTTCCTGGGTCTCTGCTATGGAATGGGAGGAGCCAAGCTGTGTCACGACCTGGGCCTTCCCACCACCTTCACCAAGAGCAACAGAACCGGCAAGCTCATTGAGATAGCTGGGACTGAAGGCCAGGCACTACTCCAGAACTTCGATCAGCAAGTGCCTTTCGTCAAGCAGCTCTCCAAGATGTGCGAGAAGGTTGCAAGGCAGCGAGGCTACATTGTCACATTGCTCGGTAGACGCTGTAGATTTCCCCAACTGGAAGATGGCTCATACGACTGGTGCTACAAGGCTCTTAACCGCCTAATTCAGGGCGGATCGGCCGACCAGATGAAGGCCGCCATGGTGGCGGTGGACGGTGCAGGGTATGCGATACAATTACAGGTCCATGATGAACTCGATTTAACAGTCTCTAGCTTAGTGGAGGCGGAAGCCATCGCTGACCACATGCGGCACTGCGTTAATTTGAGGGTGCCGAGTAAGGTAGACGTGGAAATTGGTCCGAATTGGGGTGAAATTAAATAAATGACAAGGTATGGTTAATGAGCGAACAGACCATGAGTATACGGGTTGTGAAAGCGATAAGACGTTTGGACCCTGTAAGAGTTGAGAACAAGGCAGGACTGGGAACACCAGACGTCAATTATGTGGAGGGGTGGATAGAACTTAAATGGCTCAGGCAATGGCCAGTGAGAGAAACAACCATTGTTAGGTTGGAACACTACACTGCCCAGCAACGGGTGTGGGCCATGAAACGATCACGAGCCGGTGGCAATGTTTGGTTGCTACTGGAAGTCAAGCACGAGTGGCTGCTCTTCAAGGGCGATGTTGCCGCACAAGCACTAAACAAGTCAACAAGAGCGGAATTGTATGAAGCTGCGTTCCATGTCTGGATCAACGGATTAATAAACGAGGAATTGATAAAATGCTTATCTCAGAGCTAATGCTCGGCGAGAAACTACTCATCTTTCGAAGACGAAAGGGCATGAGCCAGTTTGACGCTGCGTCACACCAGGGAGTGTCCCTGCACAAATACAGAAAGTGGGAAGTTGGTAATGAGGTGGAAGGTGCACCGGAGATTCTTCTCCAGAAGATCGAGCCACATGAGGCCTGCTATATTCTCCGTCGACGAAGTGATCTTTCTCTAGTCGATGTTGCAAAGGGTGTGGGCCGCTGTCGCTGGTGGGTCATCCAAATGGAATCGGGTAAAGTTAACTGTCAGGAGTTGACGGAGTATTGGGGAATCTAATTCGTGAAGCCATCTTATCAAGCCTCTATCAGTTTCTTGAAATGGTGGGCACCTGCAGGACCATGGGTGCTGACTGCTGTTTCACTAGACAAACAAAAGATCATCACCGCCACTTTCCGAGACCGGAACAAAGCCAAGATTTGGTTAGACAAGTATGGGGACGACAGAAACTTATACTTTCATGTCAACCCAGTTTTGCAAGACCTAGACAAGAAGGCCAGCCGCAAGGACATCGCGTCCTTGGCATGGCTTCACGTCGACATAGACCCACGTGCCGGTGAGGATATCAAATCAGAACGTGAACGCGCTCTGGGCCTCCTGGAGGAGCCTCCTGGCAACGTACCACCACCCAGCGCTATCGTATTCAGTGGTGGTGGCTATCAAGGGTTCTGGAGACTACGTGAACCCTTGCCAATCAATGGTGAGGAAGGTTTGTATGAAGAGGCTAAACGATACAACCAACAGCTGGAAATAATATTCGGAGCCGATAACTGCCACAACGTTGACCGGATAATGCGTCTCCCTGGAACCATTAACCGACCTGACGCTAAGAAGAAAAAGAAGGGCCGAAAACCAGCCCTTGCTGAAGTTGTGATTCAGTCCAGTGAGCGTCTCTACAACCTGAGCGAATTCAGTCCAGCCAACCCAGTCCAGCTGGCCGGTCCTGCATTCGCCCCATCACTTCGAGGCGTTGAGATAACAGGGAATGTCGACAGGGTCTTGGACATCAACGACTTGCCAGAAGGTGTCAGTGATTTATGCAAGGTGGTCATCGTTCAGGGGATCGACCCAGACGACCCGAACAAATTTGAGAGTCGATCTGAGGCGCTGTTCTTCGTGTGCTGCGAGATGGTGCGAGGGAAGTGCGACGACAACCTCATATATTCGGTCATCACTGACCCTGACTTTAACATTTCATCGAGCATACTGGAAAAGGGTAGCAACGCTGAGAAGTATGCCACACGCCAAATAGGACGTGCCAAGGAAGAGGCTATCAGCCCACACCTACGTGAGATGAACGAAAAGCACGCAGTGATAAGTGACCTGGGTGGTAAATGCCGAGTCATCAGCGAGATACAAGACCACAGCATCAAGCGATCGAAGGTGTCTGCCCAGAGTTTCGAGGATGTGCGCAACCGATATCTACACATCCAGGTGAGGATCGGAGTGGACAAGAACGACAACCCAGTGTTCATCCCTCTGGGCAAATGGTGGCTGACCCATCCCGATCGAATGCAGTACGAGACCATGGCC